CCATGCAAGGGCTCTCGAAGATTTCGGCGATGGATGTCGGGCTGGATCCGTCTCGCATCTCGGCGGAGTATGAAGCACTCGAAGGGCTGGATCCGACTTTCAAGGAGGCGGGCCGGGGGTTGTTCTCGAATATCCTGACGGAGCAAGGGCGGGCGAATTGGACGCCATCGCAGGCGCTGCAACGTCTTTTCGGGTGGTTCGCCAACAAGGTAGGGCTTCGCTACTTTGAGCGGGTCACGCGGGAGGCGCACTTGAACAGCGCGGTCGATTACCTAATTGATCAGGCAAAGGCCGGCACGCTGCCGCGCAAACTTCAGCGCAACCTTGTCCGCTACTTTGGCGAGGATAAGGCCGGGCAGGTATTGGCGGACCTGAAGGCAGGCAAGGCGGACGACGCGGATGTTCGTTTCTACGCATTCAACGCTCTGGCGGACTGGAAGGCCGTGAGTCTGGATCAAATGCCGGAGACCTACCTTGCGAACCCTCGGGGGCGGGTTTTCTACATGTATAAGACCTGGATCGCGGCGCAGTTTGCAGGCATCCACCATGAAGCCGGGCAGGACATTGCCAGCGGGGAGCCGAAGCGGGTCATTTCTGGCGTCACCACGCTCGTTTATCTGGCGGCGCTTATGATGGCCGTGGGCCTGCCGGTGGACGCGATTGTTTCATGGGTTCAGGGGCGGCCGTTCATCCTGAGTGATTCGGCCGTGAATCGGTTGCTTGGCGCCATTGGTGCCGGTCGCTACGTGGCGAGCAAGATCACTCGGGGCGAGTTCAAGGACGCGGCCATGGAGTTCTTTGCTCCTCCGATGGGCGGGGCTCTTGGCGACGTCCAGGACGACGCGCAGGCGCTTTACTACCTCGGGACTGACCTTGACGCGATGAAGCTGAAGACCTGGCGGAATCTGCCGGGGTTTGGTCGCGTCATAAATGGATACCTCGGCTTCAAGTCGGAGGCGAACGCGGAGGCACGCGAGACGGCCGGCGGCTGGATGGCGTTGACCGATGGCGAGGAGCCGAAGAAGACGGCCGAAGAATTGGAAGAAATGAAGCGAGCAAGGCTCGCCAAGCAATACTCTGTAAAGTAACCAAAATCCGACACCACTAACACCATGATCTCATCCGCAACTTCACGGGTCGCTTACACCCTGTCCTCGACTACGGAGACGCTGGCCGTCCCCTTTTACTTTCTTGAAAACTCGCACCTGAAGGTCATCAAGACCGTTTCTGGGGTGGAGACGGTGCTAACGCTGGGCACTCATTACTCGGTGAGCGGTGCCGGTGTGATGGCCGGGGGCTCGATCACCATGACCGGGACAGGGGTGGCGACGACGAACACGATAACGATTAAGCGAAGCGTGCCGTTTACGCAGTTGGTGGATTACGTGGCAAATGACCGGTTTCCGGCCGATACTCATGAAAAGGCGCTGGATAAGCTGACGATGCTTTCCCAGTTCCTCCAGGATCAGGGCGGGCGTTCGCTTCGCTTTGAGGACGGCGAGACGCTGGATGGGACGCTTACCCTGGCGGATCGGAAAGGAAAGGGTCTTATGTTTGACACGACAACGGGCGAGGTGGAGTTTTATGACGTCCAAGAGGTGCTTGATGCGGCCGATGCAGCGGCGGCGAGCGCGGAAGCGGCGGCGGTATCCGCAGTGGCTGCAAGTGCCGCCGCTGGGGATGCCGTATTCACCTACAATGCAGAACTCTCTTCTGGGCTTTCTGCATATTTCCGCGCCGGAAGTATTTTTGCTCAGGATGGGCAGGCGCTGGTCTTTGCTGGGGGGGCGGTAGCGCTTCGGGCAAGCGCGACAAATTATGTCATGCTCGACCTTTTCACGGGCGAGTTGCACGCCTTTCGCCGTGCTATCCATAGCGGTGCTGTGTTAATCGCCACGGTAGTCACGGGGGCGGCATCTATTACCAGCGTCGTCCAGCCTCAGTCTTTTGAAGTTCCTGCTTCGCGTGTTGAGCGGTTCAAACGTCGTCTGGCTCTTGGCCTGCCTTGTCGCGTGTTGGTGATTGGCGACTCATTGAGCGCAGGTGCGGGCGCGTCTGTTTTTACTTCCGCATGGCAATTTTTGCTTTTGGCTACTAATGGCGACTCCGCCACTTATCGCCTTACCAACGCAGCCAACATCTCACGAGGAGACGCTACGGTGGGCGGAGCTGATGCCCCTTTTGGCATGGCTTGGCTATCTAACATTGTTGGAGCATCTGGATGGACAGGAAACAATCGAGACGTAGGCATTCAAGCGTTGCCCGTTCGTGCGCCGACAGTGGAGTATCGACAGAATCCCTATGCTGGACGTACGCCTGATTTGGTGATTATTGGCTGGGGCGCGAATCCCGCCACCAACGAACTTGCCTTTCTGGAAACGCAGGTGCGCGAGTGGATTCGCTTGGGCGCGGAAGTTGTTCTGCACACTGAAAACGACCGCACCGATCTAGCGACTCCCAATCTTGATGACGGCGAGAATTACCGAGCCATTGCTGAAGTTCACGGCTGTGCGCTTGTTGACACTTGGAGCTACGTTCAAGAACAGACCGACAATGGCGTAGATGTTTATGCGGACGATGTTCACATGAACAACGCAGGGCATTTGGTCTGGGCAAACGCCATGCGTTCTGTCCTAAATAATTTGAAGCAGGTTGAAGCCGCTTCGCCGGCTGGGCCGGTTCGTCGTATTCACCTCCCGACTTCCGGCACCGACTTCTCGAATCTCCAGAAGATTTTCCCGAATGCTTCCCAGCTTCAATTTGTAGCAAACAACACCACCGGAGCATACGTTGCTGGATCTAGCACAAGCCTAGGCGTTGTCCTTGGTGGAATCTCCTCGTCATCGGCAATCCTTGAGCTGGAAAGCGGAGAGTATGCTGATTTTGCCTCTCTCGCGCCTCTGGGTTTTGATATAGTGGTGGAAAATGCCAGCGGCGTAAACGCCACGGTGGATGTTCGCACCGATGCAGGTATCCTAAAAACGGTCACAGTGACCGGCAATGGCAACCCCATGCAGCGCGTGCAACTCCTCACCTATGCGGAGATTTTGGCCATCGCAGCCGCATTTTCAGGCTACTCATTCCCGCAGATTCGCCCCATGTCGATTCGGTTGCAGGTGGCGAGTGGCACGCTAAAGCTTGCCGCCTTTCTTACGCACACGATCAAGACGACTGTTATCCCTTGGGCCAATTTATTCACCACAGACGGCAGTGCGGTGCCTGCGCTTTGGGGCACAGAAGCTCCTTATGCGGGTTCAGGTCGATGGTTATACACCGATAATCTTTCGGCGTTTGCCGAGTTTGAGTTTGAGGGCAATGGACTGATGACTGTGTTGCATCGAGGAACGGCTGCGGGGCAAGTGTCTGTGAACATTGGGGGGGAGGCACTTCAATCCAATCGGGAACTTTACCTTGCGGCATCTGTTATTGACGCCCGGACATTCTGGCCGCGCAACAACTCGCTTACATGGGAGGCGGCTGCGATGTATGGGCGGCATTTCTGCCGTCTTTCGCTTGGGGCTTCGGTCAACGGTTCTGCGATTTCTCCAGTAGCGCAGAATCGGCGTTTGGCCCTTTACAGTTTATTGGCTGTTGATGCTCGCTAAGGGTCATTAAAACGTAACCGCAAACTGAATATAGCATGATTCCCTCCACCGTATTTCCTTTCCAGCCTCGCGTTGAGTGGGTGGGGCCTCGGCGGGGCATCTTTCGCGCTCCCTTCGTTTTCATTTCGCCGTCATTGGGCAGGATCGAAATTGAGGAGGGCTTTGATACCGACTATGCCAGCGTTCCGCGTGGGCTCTGGAACCTTTATCCGCCGGATGGGGAATACTCGCCGGCGGCCTGGGTCCACGATTGGCTTTACTGGAACCAGTCCCTGAATGGCCGGCCGGTGAAGCGGGAAGAGGCAGATACGGTGTTTCTCGAAGCCATGGCGGCGCTTGGCATCGGCTGGATGACCCGTCGAATCCTTCACCGTGCCGTCAGGCTTGGTGGCGGCGGGCCGTGGGAGCGTGTTCGACGTGAGCGGTGGGGTGAACCTACCCTTGCGCCGGCAAAGTCCCTAAAAACCCGTTTCTTTAAATCAAAGTGAAAACCCTAATCCTTGCCCTCTGCCTCGTCCTTGCGGGCTGCACTCATATCCACGTCCAGAAGCCGGACGGGACGGTGGTGGAGTTCTATTGCTCGAAGAACGTCCGGGCCGATCTGGTCAAAATTGGGGAGGTCGAGATTCACGGCCTCCGCACCGATGCCAGCGGGCCGATACGTGCGGGGGGCGAGGCGGTGGGCGAGGCTGCAAAGGCCGCCGTCCTTTTACCATGAACCCCACAACATTTTCCCTCAATCGCCTTCAACCAACTCCATCCTTCACGGACACTGCAAAAGACGTGATTCGTGACTTTCGATCCATGAGCAATCAGACCAAAGCCCGTCTTGAACTTGTTGCCCTTATTCTTGGGCTATTTCTCACCGTCGCGTCCGCCGTGAAGGTGTTTATTTATCTTCCGCCTCGGGTGGATGCGGTGGAAAGGGGGCACGTCGAAATTATGGCAGACCTGAAAGAGGTTCACGCAAAAGCGGCGGCGACGGATGTGGTGATTGCCGGAATCGCTCCGCAGTTGGCCGCGATGAATCAAGGTATCCTTCGCATCGAGTCCGATGTGAGGGAGATTCGCCGGGCTAAAGCCCAGTGATTATTTCAGCCATCCCGTGCGACGGGCTTCGCCGGGGTGGCTGTGGATCCAGTCGTGGCAATCGCGACAAAGGGCTTTCCATGTGGCGGGATTGAGGTAGGCGCCGGCGAGGCGGCCGTGGACGTGATGGACGTCCTGGGCCTTTTTGGTCCCGCACTTCTCGCACTTGAAGCGGGCGGTGAGGAAGGCCTTGCGAAGGGCGGCGTATTCCTTGGCGAGCACGGCACGCTTGGCGGACATGGGGCGGAGGCGGGTGCGCTTCATGGCTTGGGGCCAACAAGGCAGGAAGGAGGCAGGGGAATGGTGGCATCGACCGGCCGCCATAGGTGGAGGCAATGGGGGTGAAAGTTGATGTAATCGACGCGGGCGGGGTGGAGCTGCATCACGGGCTCGTCCTCGTGCCAAAACAGGGCCTTGACCTGACACATCTGTTCCCAGGTCGGGCATCGTTGGACTTGCTGAAGGCGGCGATTGCGGACGGTGATACTGACGTGCTCCCATTTGGTGCTGGTAAGGCCTGGGCATTCTCCATCTGTGGCGATGCAGAAAAGGCGGTCAGGGCCGGACGGGATGAGAAAGGCGCCGTAAGTGTCGCCGTCGTCTGATTCGTAGCCGGGGGGCTGGATGCGGAATTGATCGGGGAAGGTCATGGCGTGGGCTGGATGGTTATCGAAATTTCCGTGTGCTCTTCTTCGCCTTCTCGCGCTTTGCGTTGGCTCGTTTCAATTCGCGCTCTTTCAGGCGCATCGTCTGGTAAGATGCCAGCGTATCGGAGGGCATCGACGTGCCACTTTGGAACCAGGTTGTCGGTATCAATAAGGCGCTTTCGCACGCTCGTAACGCGGACAACGTAGAATCTTGGATCGCGGTCTTCAGCTTGGCGCGTTGCCAATGGCCGAGGGCGAGGACTGCGTTCAGGCTTGGGAGCGGGTGGGACACTCGGATCCGGAACACCGTGGTCTCGCTTGGAAGCTGGGACGGGGCGGTCAGGAATTGCTTGGGCTGGCGTTTGGTTGAGCCGGAGGAACGAGGCAGAGGCACGGGGGAAGCGGGTGAGGAGGTCGGGGCCTCGGCCGATGGACGGGGGAAGTTTTTCTTGGGTGGGCATAGGATGACGGCGGGCATGGTGATTATTTGGTGCTACGGGCAACGGCAAGACGGGCGGCGGCGTAGGCTTGGCGAAGGTAAAATCCTTGTTCGTTTTTGGGGGCGGCATCACGAAGAGCGTCAGCGGCCTCAATAAGGTTCTGAATCTTTATGGATAGGCGGGGCTTGCTCGGCATCACGGGAAGCAGGTGGTAATTCAGGGTTGAGCGTTTAACGCCTAGCATCTTGGCGCGGTGTGAAATGTTGTAGTTGGTGGCAAGCCATAGGGTGCGCTCGTCTTCGATTTGCTTGGCGGTTATTTTACGGAGAGGAGCGCCCATTTTGGGCAGGAATGTCGATTGAGTCATGGTGTGGGTGGGTTGGTTTTGGCGATGGCTTCGTTCCATGTGTCACAAAGGGAAACGTGGTTTTCGAAAGTGGAGACGGCGGCGGTCTTTCCGGTGCGGCCTCGGATGGTAATTTTGTAATCCGGGACTTGGCCCTTGCCTCGGAGGCCGGAGAACTCGGCGGCAATGATCTGGCCGACGTGCATCTTGGCGCCGGGGATGGGGAGGCCGTGGACGACGGCGCCGGGTTTGGCGTAGAAGGTGGCAACCTGGCCGACAAGGCGCTTGGCGAATTCTTCCCGGGTGAGTGAAGAGGGAAGGGCGGGCGCCGGCGGAGTGGCGGACTTTTGGGGAAGGCCTCTCATGTGCCGTCCTTGGCGCCCCGGTGCTCCTTGGCGAGTCCCATCAAAACTTCCTTCATGAAGTAGGTGCGGGCAACGGTGACGTGACGGCAAGCGTGGCGGTCGGGATCGGGCGAGCGGGCGGTGCCGTAGGGGATGAAGGCGAAGGGCTTGGCTTTCTGGTTTGGCCTGCATCGGGTGGTCCAGTCGGTGCAAGAACAAGCCGATTGGCCGCCGTGGGCGAGTAGGTCAACCTGGTGGGGGCTGTCAGGGCGCTCCCATGACTCGACAAGCATCCTTCCAATTTCACCATGAACAGGTCTGACCCTAATTAATCCGTTGGCTTTAGACATGTTTCCAGACCTTTCCTTTCCTGATCAATTTTATGGTGTCTCGGGACACTCCAAAAGCTAAACCAACTATCCTTGAGCTACCGGACATTGCTCTGATTTTGGGTATGTCGGATTCTGTTAATTTTGAACTATGGTGTTTTGAGCCAAGGATCTTTGGTGGAATGCACGTTTTTAGAATGTTGGCTGAGTGAATACTGTTCTCGCTGGGCGTCACCCATTCCAAGTTTGAAGCAACGGGATTAAGCCGGTTTCCGTCTTTGTGATTCACCTGTTTTTTTTGCTCTGGGTTCGGGATGAACGCTAAGGCAACAAGACGGTGAACCAATCTCCCACGCAGTTGGATTCCGTCTTTATTTAGAGTAACAGCCGGATAGCCATGAGACCCCACGAATTGTTTAATAATGCGTCCACGGCATGGCTGTAGTCCGCCATTGCGTATTGGTCTCATGAAATCATGCGATCTCACGCGGCCTTGATTACTTACTTCATAGTGTCCCTCAAAGCCGGGCACGGGCTTCCATATTTCTGTGTTCATAGTGTCTGATTCCTATTGTCTGATGAAGTTAATGGGCCGGCTGTCAGACACAGCTTTTCGGGAGCTACCCTAGCCCGTTGAAAGACATGCGGCTGTTGACCTATTATTCAAGACCCATCTCGCCTGGGACGGCTCGGACGCGGATGGTTCCGGTGGCGGCGCTCATGACGCGGGGGCGGTGGTGACGGCGGCCTGTTCGTAGAATCGAACCGCGTCGGGGTGGGCTTTGATTGATTTCTTGGAACCGGAGGCGATAAACAGGCCTTCCTTGGTCTTGGCGCGGGAAAGGGCGACGTAGGCCTGGCCACACTCGAAGGCCTTCCCAAGGTGAACCTCCACCTTTTCCAAGGTCATTCCTTGGCTCTTGTGGACGGTGATGGCCCAGGCGAGGCGGAGGGGGACTTGGGTGCGGGAGCCGATCTGAATTTCGTTCTCCCTGATTTCCCATGTCCAGGGTTCGAAGTCTTGGGTGATGCCGTTCTGGAACTTCACGACAGGCATGTTCCCGCGCATCCAAGGAGTGAAGCCGATGACTTCACCGACCGATCCGTTTACCAGTCCGCGCTCTTGGTCCCAGTTCACGCAGAGCATGACTTGGGCGCCGACTTTGAGCTCAAGGGATTCCGGCATTAGGCAACGCTCAAGGATCTTGCGGGCGCGTTCGGTGCCTTCATCTTTGGCGGTGTAGGCCTCGGACTTGGTCTCAAGCATGGCGAGGCGGCGGCCGTTGATATTGTCGGCGTCGATGTTGTGGGTGGTCAGGACAACCGGCGGGTGCTCGGGGTTGGGGTCGATGGCGCGATACCGGGAATTGAGGAGGGCGGACACCTCGGGCGTGACCTCGCCGATGCGGACGGAGTTGAGGGCGCGGGCGGTGTCGGCGTCGGTTTGCCGGTAAACCTTGGTGAGCATGTGGAGGCGGATGTTGGCCCGTTTCCATGCGTCGGTCTGGAAGGCAAATTTTTCGGGGTTGGCGTTGTCCTTGGAGACGGGGGGGAGTTGCAGGAAGTCTCCGAAGAGGATCAACTGAACGCCACCGAACGGCTTGTCGTTTTGGCGGACGAGACGAAACACCTCGTCCATCTTCTCGAACAGGCTTCCTCCGATCATCGAGATTTCATCGATGGCGAGGTGGTTGGTGCCGGTGATGTTTTCGAGGGCTCGGCGATTGGCGCCGTGAAGGATGCGGTTGGCGATGCTTTGGGCGGTGCCTTCACCCATGCCAAGCCCGGCCCAGGTGTGGATGGTGAGGCCGCCGACATTGACGGCGGCGATGCCGGTGGATCCGCAAACCGCGCAACGAAGGAAGGCGTCGGCGAAGTAGGTGCGGAGGGTTTTGAGGATGGTCGATTTGCCGGTGCCGGCGGGGCCGGTGACAAGGACGTTTTCGAGTTGGATAATGTCCCGCATGACGGCGGTTTGCTCGTCGGACAGGATCGGGGGAGGCGTGACTTGGTTGTTCATATCGTGGGAAAGGGTCAAAATGGTTCGTCTTCGGTGAGTGGGAGTTGGTCGGCTTTGGCGGTTTCAATGGTCGGGGGCGGGGTGTCGTCCTGCTTGGTGCGGAAGCGTTTCGAGGTGCCGTCAAACCAGACCTTCAGCTTGGGGCGCTTTCCGTTCCGGCGCTGCTTCCACCATTTGATAATCCCGTCGTGGAGTTTTGCCATCTCGGCCGTCTTGGACTCGTCGCCCTCGGCCTTTTCCATCTTCTCCTCCTTCTCCACGTTGCGCCAAACTGTGATGATGTTGTTGAACGGGGCGAGGATGCCGGTGGATCCTTGGATGGCGGAGGCGGAGGGGAGTTTGTCTTCGCCGATCTTAATGGCGGAGTGGGCAAGGAGGAAGACGTGGGTGGTGGGGTGTTTCTTCCGGCAAAAGGTGCGGCACGCTTTGGCGAGTGCGTCCTGGGCGTCGTAGTCGTCTTTTCCAACGAGGAACATCAGGGAGTCGATGGCAACGCGGGTGCATCCGAAGCGGTTCACGGCGTAGTCAAAATCCGAAAAGAGCTCGGCGGAGGATGGTAGTTTGTCGTCGTCGCTGTCCTTGGGGGAAACGAACCAGAGGCGGCCGTCCAGCCAATCCATGGCCCGGTCCACCTCTTCGTCGGTCTCGGGCTTGTGGCCGATCAACTGGGTGGAGATATTGCAAAGCATCTCGGCGGGGTCGATTTCGTAGGAGGCGATGACGGTCTTTTCCCCGTTCCCCATTTCATGGACGAGGATCTGATAAGTGAGCTCGGATTTACCGTGTCCGGTGTAGCCGGTAAGAAGGGTGCATTCACCGGGGCGCACCTGAAACGGGACTTCGGGGAAAAGGAAGTTGTTCACTGCGTCCTCGGCCTTCTCGCGTTTGATCCTGGCCTTCACGTCGTCACGGAAGGAGCCGGTGCCGCGAAGGGTCGGCGGATCGTAGGACGTGGCGGCGGCAAACCATTGGAGCACGTCCAGCGTCTCGTTTTTGCACTCGGTCAGGAACTGGTTGGCGTCCTTGTAGGGGGAGGGCGGTTTGATTCGGTAGGAGCGGGCGAGGCCTAGGCGCTTGGCCATCTCCTGTGCGCACTTCTCCCCGGCCTCGTCGGCATCGGTGCAAATGTAAATCTTCTCGAAGCGTTGAAGGGTGTCGAAGTCGTTTTCGATCCATGTGAGATTCGAGGCGCCGGCCGGAAGGGAAAGGACGGGGACGCCGGGATTCATCTGGTGGACACTCATGGCGTCATACTCGCCTTCGGTGATGACGATTGCCCGGTCTGATGGCTTCACCGTCCACCATCCCCAAAGGGTATACCATGGTGAGGTGGTCCAGGTGTCTTTTTTTCCGTCTGCCTTGGCGGTGATGCCGGTGGACTTCAGCATCACAGGGTCGCCGTCAGGGGCGAAGAACTGGAAGGCAACGAAGTCGGTATTGTGCTCGGATGGGCGCTTGTGGCTGCGGATTTGGTAGGCCTTCAGGGTTTCCTTGGATAGGCCTCGCGTTTCGGTGAGGTAGGCGAGGACGGCGGGGGAGATGCGGCCTTCTACGGAGAGGCCGGAGGTGTCCGGGCGGGGTGGCTTGGCCTTGGGCTTGGGGCGGTCGATGTTGGAGACGCCAAGCCATCGGCAAATTTCGGGGAAGGCATCGCGGAACTCTACGCCCCGGGTCTTACACCAAAGGTCAAACACGTCGCCTTTGTCGGTCGGGCTGGCGTAGTCACACCAAAGGCCGGCGGAGGATCCTTTGAGCGCAACGGAAAGGGATTTGCCCGGGGCGTTGTTCACGTCGCCAACTCGAAACTCGGGGCCGATCACCTTTCCGGCGGGGAGGAGGTAGAAGCAAAAGGCTTCTAGCTGGGTGAGGATGCGGGATTTGATATTTGCGGCGTCGTGGGACATGGTGAAGGGCGTGACTGGGAATCGTGATGGCTCGCGTTGGTCCGGGCGAGCCTGCCGGGTTGAGGGTTATTGTTTAGGTGCCGGGAAGCTGCTCCTGATTGCCGTCCTCGGGCTCGGCGCGGGCCTGCTCTTCGGTTTCAAGGGGAAGCGTGCCTTGGGCGCGTTCTCCTCGGAGGTAGGCCTTGGCCTGCTCGATGACGTCCTCCAGGAGGTTGACGTGCTTCTTCCCGTAGGGCTCGGACGTGGCGCCTTCCTTGGTGGGCTGGTCCATGTAACGAAGCGGCACGGTGATGTTGAACGGGCTTGGCGTGAGGGCGAGAACCTTGGTGGCGGTGATGAGCACCTGGCGGCTTTCACCTTTGGTCACGAAGGTCACGCCGACGACACGAAGCGGCAGGCCGGGGGTCTTGTCCCCTTCCTGTGGCTCGCGGCCGACGTAGGACTTGGGCAGGTCCAGCGTTTCGATGACGAGGGGCGCGAGCGCCTTCACGGCATTGTAGAACGAAGGAAGCGGCTTGTCGCTCGATTCGTATTTGTAGGTATCGCCCTCGTTCTCGTATTCGAGATGGACGGCGGTGCGGGTGATTTGGACTTTTTTGATTTCCATGGTGTGGGTGGGTTGGGATTCTCGCGTGATGCGGGAAAGGGTTTAGGCGCGGGGATCGTAGCCTTTCAGGAAACGCCAAACGCCACAGAGGGCGGCGAAGGTGGTAAAGGCATGCTTTATCCGATCGCCGTCATACCATACGGCATCGACTCGGCCGGGCTCGGTGGTGGAGATGTAGAGATTGAAGCCGGTCGGAACATCCAAGCTGAGTTCTTTCCAGTTGTGGGCGTAGTGGTAGGCCGCGATTTGGAGAACCTGCGTGTCGTAGGCCTGCACAGGGCGGCCCGGTTTGGTCTTGCGGGTCTTGAAGTCGCCAAAGCCTGAACCTCGCGGGCAGGTCATGGGCAGGTCTCCGGTGCCTGCGTAGCCGTGATCAAGGTTGACGAGGCGAACCTCGTGGCCGCGTGGCGTGATGCCGTTTTCCTTTACGAACGCCTCAACCGGCTTAATGAAGCAGGACAGGGGGAACGTGGTTTTGAGCTCGGGAAGGAACACGGGAAGGTCGTGGTCGTATTCCAAACCCTGAAGGGCGAGCTCGGCGCCTTTGTGGATCAGTTCGCCGGCATCGGCGGCCTCTTCGACTTGGCGCATGGAGTGGTCTAGGATTTCCTCGTGGAGCTCGTCCGGATCGCGGGCAAGCATGTCGCCGATGGCAAATGCGACGTCATTCGGGCCTGCGTTGGCCCGGGTGGAGATGACGGAAAGGCGGTTGCGCCACTCCTTTGAAAGCTGTTCCAGCTTCCAGTCGGTGAGTTGGGGTTTGTCGAGAACGCCCAGGATGCCGGTGACGGAGGGGAGGAGTTTGAGTGTTCGGGCGTCTTTCAGGGTGGTGGAGCGGGTTTCGCCGGCCCGTTTCTTGTCGGCGTAGGGCATCGAGTGGCAGGATTTGCCATCGGGATAATACCAGTGGGAAGATTCAGATTTAGCCATGGGAGGAGGATGTTGATTTGTTGGGTTGTGGTGGTGGTGGATCAAAATGGTATGTCGGAGCCGTCATCTTCCGGCTGCTGGGCGGCCGGGGGCGGGGTGGGTTCGGGTTCGGGTTCAGGCTCGGGGGCGGGCTGGGGCGTGCGCTTGGACGAAGGCGCCGCGAGGTTTCCGGCTTCGAGGTAGGTCGAGACGCGGATAATGTCGGATGCTAGGGTGTGGAGGTCGGCGCCAAAGGCGGGGGTGAGGTAGTAGTCGGGCAAGCCGGATCCTGCTCCTGGCGCCGTGTCCTTAATGATGGCGATGGCCTGATTGATCGCCATGCCAACGGTGGCGCCATGGATCGGCTTCTTTCCACCTTGGGCGGCGCCTTGGGTGGCGGCTGGACGGGTGGCGGTGCGAGCGGCGGCGGCCGGAGCGGTGGCACGGGTAGGGGCTCCGCCGACGACGTTGATCTTGGCCTTGTCGCCGATGGTGAGTTTCAGGTTCCCTTTGTATTCCTCTAGCTTCATGCCTTGTCCGGAGAAGTGGCAGACCTTCCCTTGCTTGGCGGCGATGCCGGAAATCCAAAACGTCGCGTCGATAGCGATGTTGGTGGAGTGGGGATCTTGAAGGGTGGCGGTGGCGTAGGCCTTGCCGGTTTTGGTTTGGGCGGCTTTGACGTTGGTGATGACGGCCTCGAACTCCTCGTTAATCCAAACGGGATTGTTTTGGTCCCCTGGGGACATTTCGGTGATCTGGCCGATGGTGGTGATTTCGCTCATGACTTGATTTTGTTGGTGGGTTGTGTCTTGTTCGACGTGCGGCCGGCGTGACTGCCTTCGCAAATCGTGATCCCTGCTCCTCTGGAAATTTCCGGGGGAGCGGGGAAAATTATTTAGTGGGGACGGGGGAAACTTGGCAGGTCACGGGGCTGAATCCGGACGCCAAGGCGTGAGACGTGAGGCGGTCGATAATGACGCCGTAAGATGGTCCGGCCTTTTGCCAGGCCTTGAACGTGGCGGCCGTGTTACTGTCCACGGTGGGGCCGTTGGCTATTCTGACGCGGGACTCGGCGCCGATCTGTCGGTGGTGCCGGATGCCGGGGGGCAGTGGTGGTGTTTTTTTCATAGGTATCGGGATGCAAGTTGTGCAAGGGATTCTTTGTCTTTGCGGGTCCATTTCCGGCGCATGTAAAGGCGGGAGGCCTCGCGTGACTCGGGAATGGTGAGTTTGCCGGAGTCGAATAGCTTGGAAGCTGTCGCCTTCAGTTCCTCATGGGTCTGCGTCTTCACTCGGATCCTCCGCTGGCTATGGCGTCGTCGCCGGGGGTGTTGGGGGCCTGGATGGGCTCGGATTCATTGCCCTCGTCCTCGTCCTTGGGGGCGGGGATGAATTGGCGCTGGGCATCGGTAAGAACCAATTCCATCGGGTGAATGATGGAATTGAACTGGAACTTGCCAGCGGCCAAAATCGAGGCGCCTGGGGTGGTGTGGGACGAGCGGAAAAGTTCTTTCCCCTCGGTGTCGGTGATGACGGCCGTGACGGTCACGGTGTTGGTGATGTTGTCGATCATGGTAGTTTAGGATTCGCGGCGGATCTTGCCGGAAAGGGTGAGGGAGCGGACGGCCTTGCGGGAACGGGCGGCTTTGAGCTCGGCGAACTGGGCCTTGACCTTGGCGGCATGGGCATCTCGGTCGGAAATTATGGCGTCGAGACGCTGGCGAGTAGAGGGGGGCATGGAATTAGGAGTTGAGGATTAGAACGCCGGAAAGGGCTTTGCGGAATCCTGTTGGTCGGTGGTAATCAATTTGTGCCCGGGCGGCGCGTTCAACCTCTGCCATGGTGGGGAAGGTTGTGTATGGAATTGAGCGGCCGGTGGTGTATTCGGTGGCGCGGTAGAGGCCGAAGTCACGAGGGCATTCGTGAATGAAAAACTTCACGGTGTCGTGGGTGATGACCTTTTGCGCGGAAACCGCGATTGGTCCGGATGGCATGGCGATAAGTAGTTTCATTGGGATCAGCGGACAGACGTTCCATGGATCCAGCGGTGGGTGACGCCGGGGAGAGATTGACCCTCGGGGAGGGTTTTCAAGTGGGCTTTGATTGCGGCCTTGTTGGGCGTGAGCAAAACCATGCCGGGAAGGGCTTCATAAAGGGTAACAATGTCCTTTACCTCAAATTCCACGTCTTTTCTGAGATTAATCCCGGCGATCTTGGTCGAGGCGGCCATGGAGACAGCGGTGTTGGTGGCGGCGAGGGCCTTTTGCGCTTCAACACGGGCGGCTTCCTTTTTGGCAAGGGCGGCCTGACGGTCGGCTTCGGCCTTGGCGGCTGCCTCGGCGTCGGCTTTGCGCTTGGCTTCGGTTTGCGCTTGGAGCTCGGCTTGGCGCTCGGCGGATCGGGCGCGGCTGGCCTTGGCTTCGAGCTCGGCGGCCTCACGGGCGGCTTTCTCCTCGGCTTCACGGCGGGCACGCTCGGCGGCCTCGGCCTCGGCGCGGGCCTTCGCTTCGCGCTCCTGCTGCTCGCGGATAATGCGGGCCTGCTCCTGGGCGGCATGGCGGCGGGCCTCTTCCTCACGGGCACGCTCGGCGGCCTGGAACTGGGCGATGAGTCCACCGATGCGATTCTTTTCGGCTTCGAGCTCACGAACGAGCTCGGTGGCGGCCGCGTCCACGTCCTTGCCAAGCTGGATCACGGGCGCCTTGACGGCGGCACGGGTGGCTTCGATCAAACGAAGGAAAGCGGTGATGTCCTTTAGGATGACGCCGGCACGCTGGGCGGAGTCGGCGGAGGCAACGACGGTTCCCTTGCGGGAGACGGCAAGCAGGTCGTCCCGCATCTTGCGGGCAACCTTGGTGGCGGTGGGAACGGCTGCATCCAGTCCGGGGAGGATGAGGAGGGCCGTTGATTCGGGTTCTGGCGTGACGTTTTTCATGGTGTGGGCGGGAAAGGGACTAGGGGCGGCGCTCACGGGCGAGCTCAAGGGCAACGCGGCGCCGGCGGGCACGGTTGCCAATGCCGACAAAGCGGGGATCAAGGTTGGCCTGGATGTGCAGGCGAACAAGACGGCGGGCGTGGTCGCATGGAAGCAGGCCAAGGCGTTTCCATTTCTGGATCGAAAGGAGGTCCATGGAATCAGGCCTCGGCTAGTGCTTTGGCGGCTGCAAGGGATGCCTCGGCCGTATCGTGCCATCCTCCGCCGACAATTGAGCCAGAAGCGGAGCGGACGGTGGAACCGAAGGGGAAGGCGCCGGCCGTCAGGTCATGCGTGATGACGATGGTGTGGCCTTCAAAGTGAATCGGGGCGTCCAGAGGGATCGACTCGATAACAGGGGCGGCAATTTGGCCGGCGAGGTTGAACACCTCGGAAGCAAAGGAGAATTCTTGGTTGGGCATTGTGGCGTGACTTGTGACATCGGAAGGTTCGTGAGGCCTGCCGATGGAAGGGAGGAAGCGGGGATGCCTGCATAAAGCAAGGCGAATCTGCCTGCATAATAAAAAAACTTGAACAAGGGGGAAGGTGGAGCATGTTCAACGCATCCGAGCGGGTGCCACTGCGAGGAAACTTGCAGGACCATCCGCTCAAGCCTACTCAGCCTTTGAGCCCATCGACCACGGCACCCGGTCGGTGGGCTTTTTGTTGTCCCCTACGGGAAAAGCGGGCGTAAAACCCCGGCACGCAAGACGTCCACGATCTTTTTAATACGGTGCGGATCCTCGGGCAACTACCCGGTCGATTCGCTCAAATGGCGGGGAATGGTGAGGGCCTTCCCCGACTGCCTGATTCGATAAAGACGCGCCAAACGTGGGGCCATACCGTGCGCGAGGATCAGACGGAAATATGCGACCGACCGACACGTTCACACAGTTCGATCAGACGTCCCCCTCTTCTTTCATCTTTACCGATGGGGGAAGGGGGGGATTTTGCTCCCTCCCTCCTCGTTACACAGTATTGATCAGACAAGCCGGATTGACCTTAGCCAAAGGAAGGACCAAAACACCCGCACCATGATCATCTATCCCGCCGCCTGCTCTGATATCCTCGCAACTTTGGTGGATGCTTCCCAGTCAGCGAAAGCGGAGTGCATCATTATCCAGAATCGGACAGGCGGCCATCCGGTAGCCCTTCGATGGGACGGAAGCACAGGCACTTTAACTTATGACAACGGTATGCTGCTCAATGGAGGGGAGGAACGGGTCATCAATATTCCTGCCGGTAAAGGATCCTTTACCAACGTCATCGAAGGCATCTGTGGGACTGGCTTTGAGACCGACCTGATTATCCACGTGATCGAGTAATTCTTGACCGAGTGAAGGAATCCCCCATGCCTTCACTCAAGCGCGAGAAACCAAGGGACGCATATCCGCGTATCGGTGATCACTGCTCCCTCTGAGTTTAGCCCAAGGATTCCCACCCTTGGGCTTTTTCGTGTCCCCTTGACTCCTCCCAGCCTCGCCCCCACGCTTCCCCCATGCCTATAACCTTGGGGGAGCACACTGTCCAACGGTCCCGTGCCTCGTGGCATCAGGACGACGAAATCAACCGGCGTCAGGCCGCGCTTCTCGCCCAGGATGTCCTTGCCACTCGGGAAAAGCTGCTGCGGGAGCTCTTGGTCCAGCGTTTCGGGGAGGCCGTGACGAAGCGGCCGGATCTAGGCAAGCGGCTGCATCTGGTGGTGGATGAGGATGGCGTCACCTGGGTGAGCTGGTGCGAGCCATGGCAGATGCGGCCGGAGGCGATTGCGGTCTTCACTCACCCGAAAAGCCGGACACAGGGGTATCATTTGATCCTGGAATGGCACTGGTGTCCGATTAACCACGATAGGAACTGAAGCCATGCCAATCCAAGGACTCACCGCCAAGCAAATGCAGTTCGCCACCGGCGTCATCAACGGCCTCACGGGCTCGGACGCTGCTCGGCTGGCCGGCTGCACGGGGAACTATAAGCAGGTGGGCGAGCGGGCGAAGGACTGGATGAAGAATCCCCGTGTCCGGGCCTATATCGAAGCGGAGAAGGCACGCATTGCCATCGCCCTACGGGAGGAGGACATCCTGACGAAAAAGGAGATGCTTCTGGCCCTTGGTCGGATCGTGAAGCGCACAGGCCGGGACAAGGCGGCGAGCTCTCGGGATGTGGTCGGCGCCATCGGGCAGGCTTCGAAGATGCTCGGCTGTGACGCTCCCTCTCGCGTCGAAGTGAAACTCGAAGGCTCCCTCCTTCACCGGATTCGTTCACGCAAAGCATGAAGACCCGCCCACGCATCAATCCAGACGATCATATCATCCCTGAAGACCTGGGTGACGACGAGTTAGCGGTGGCGGAGATCCTGATAAATCCTCTGGCCCGCATTTGTAACCTTTATTGGATCGAGGATGCGGACGGGAATGAGGTGAAGTTTCGGCCGAACGAAGCTCAGTGTGAGGTGCTTCATGCCGTTTACGTCGAGGGGGTGAAGCGCATCGCCATCCCCAAGGCTCGGCAACTCGGGTTCTCCACGCTGATAGCCATCATCGAGTTCGATGAAGCTCACTTTTGTGAACCAGGCCGGACGGTTCGGTGCGTCATCATCGATCAAACGGCGCCGGACGCGCAGGCCAAGTTGGCAAAGATCAAATTCGCATGGGAGCGGCTGCCGGAGGAGCTGAAGGACGCCACTGTCATCGACAACAAGAGCGTGATGGAGTTCGCCAATGGGTCCACGATCCTCGCCGGCCTCAAGGCACGCGGAAAGACTCCCCAGGTGGTGCATATTTCAGAATGGGGGCCGATTGCTCACGACGATCCTGACCGCTCGGAGGAAATTATCACGGGCGTGCTGCAATCGGCATCAGGTGACGGCGCCCTAATCTTCGCTGAATCCACGCACAAGGGAGGGAAGGGCGGGGACTGGTATGAGTTGATCAAGCGCAGCCTCGAAACACCGGCGGAGTATCGAACGAAGCGGGACTTTGTGGTGATGTTCTTCCCGTGGTATTTAGAACCTCGGTATCAGGAAGCCGGGGATCCTCGCCAAATCGACGAAGAGACCCGCATCTACTTCGACGGAGACCCGCGCAAGGGCGTCCCGGGCAAGTCGAAGGAGACCGGGCACGTTTTCACGGCCGGTCAACGCCTCTTCTACTTCAAGAAAAAGCAGGAACTAGGGCGCAAGATTTACTCGGAGTTTCCGACGACGATTGAGGAATGCTGGATGGCGCCCATCATCGGGGCAATCTACGGGCCGGACGTGGACAAGGGCAGGCAGGCCGGACGCATCGGGCCAACGGTGGGAAGTCACTGGGAAGGCTTCCCGGTGTATTCGACCTTCGACATCGGGGCGCCGGTGAATACGAATTGCTGGCTCTGGCAGGTGATTGGAGACCGGATAAATTACCTCGAATGCCTTCGAGGCGGTGATGACTGCAACACGCCGGCGGAGTGGGCCAAGCGGCTAAAGGAAAGACCCTACGCCTACGGCGGTCACTTCCTGCCTCACGATGGTGAAACGCTTTGGGCCCGGCTCCTGCGTGAAGCAGACCTGAAGGGAGTGGTTTGCCTGCCTCGGCCGGCGGACGAGTGGGACAACATCAATGACGCTCTCACCTCGTTCTCCCGGTGCTATTTCAATCTGGCCGGCTGCCAGTGGGGCATTGATTCTCTCGAAGCGTATCGAGCGAAGGAAGAGGCGGACGGCGTGACGATTCGCAATATCCCGGTGCATGACTGGGCATCTCATGCTTCGACGGCCTTCGGATACACTCATCAGGCCATCCGTCTAGGCCTCTGCGTGGATCGCTCGGCGATGCCAACCAAGCCCCGCCCTCAAGGTGGCAACAAGCCCCAGGTGCGAACAGGCTTCGCATCAGACCGTCCTCGCGTGACGGTGAGGCGATGAATAACCCTCTTCGTCCCGTGAATCCCATCGACCTCGCTCGCCATGTTTATCAGTCGGAGCCATGCGCCCGGTTATTTGATCAGGATCTGACGTGGCATCTGGAAAACGGCTTCGTCTTCTCCCGGCCTGATTTCTTCGTGATGGGGAGGCCGGTGGTGTCCTCGGCGCCTCGGATGTTTATCGTCGGGCAACATCGATTCCCGTCCTCGGTCTGTGACTGCTGGCACGTTTATCTGATGGCCGGCAACGTGGCGAGGGCGTGGGCAATGCTGCCTTGGGAACTGCCTTGGGTGTCATTCGAGCGCGAGAACGTCTTGCGATTTCATCGGCTGGCGTCCATTCGTCGCCTGTCGGGCGGCTTTCCCGCCCAGTAACTCAACCGATCACCGCCATGAATATCTCCACGAATCCTTACTGGCCGCGCCTCAACTGCCGATTCAAAGGCGCTTCAACTCCTCCGCCTCCACCGGCGCCCATCCCGCCCGTCACTGAGTCCTCGGGTGACGTAGCCCAAGCCCAGGCCGAACAGAGACGCGCAGCAGCCAAACGGCAAGGCATGGCATCCACGCTTCTCGCCGGGGAGACCGGTGGAACGAAAGAGCAACCCAAGACCCTTCTCGGTTAATCCCATGCAAACACCTGCTAAACGCCAAACCGGCGCAAAGGATGAGAGGGCGGAGCAACTGATTACCCGCAACGACGGCCTCAAGTCGGATCGTGGGACATGGGACACGCTTTGGCAGGACATTGCCGATTACGTTCAGCCCAGGAAGTCGGAGATTACCGACCGCAAGACGCACGACGTCATTGGTTTTACCGATAAGCTTTTTAACCTGACGGCGATTCGCTCGAACCAGGTGCTTGCCTCGGGGCAAATGGATTACTTGTTTTCGGGCCGTTGGTTCTCTTACGACCCTCCGCCGGAGGTGAAGGACGAGGCGGCACGCACTTGGTATCAGGCTTGCACGGAGGTGACGATGCGGGAGCTCTCCCGTTCCAACTGGAACCTAGAAGTCCATGAGATGCTCCTGGACCGTGGTGGATTCGGCACGGCGGCCATCCTCTGCGAGGAAGGCACTCGGCGCTTCCTCAACTTCGTGAAGTTTGACGTCGGCACGTTCTCGGTGTGTGAGGATCACGAAGGCATTGCGGACACCCTGATTCGTGAATTTGAGATGACGGCGAGGCAGGCAAAGCAGAAATTCGGGGAGGATGCGCTGGGCCCAATCCTTCGAAAGGCCTGTGAGGATCCGAAGAAGTGCGATCAAAAGTTCAAATTCATCCATGGCATCTATCCCCGCGAGGAAGGTGAGTATGACCCGAAGAAGGTGGACGGCCCGAACAAGCCCATTGCCTCTTGTTACGTGTCGATCGATGACCGTTGCGTGGTGAAGGAAGACGGATACTTCGAGCAACCCCATGCGGTGTCTCGCTTCCTCAAGTGGGGATCGGCGCCTTACGGCTACTCGCCCAGCATCGAGGCGCTTCCTACGGTGAAGCAGGTCAATTTCATCGAAAAAAACATGGATGCGCTGGCGGAGATAAAGGCCTTTCCCAGGATCCTGATTCCGGACGGCATGGAGGGGGACATCGACCTGGCGGCCGGTGGCGCGACGATCTTTGATCCGAACGCTCCGGGCGGGGCGATGCCTAAAGAGTGGGGCACGGCCGGCGAGTATAACATCGGGAAGGAACGAATCGAGATGAAGGACAAGGCCATCCGCGAGGCTTACCACGTCGATCTGTTTCAAATGCTTCAGCAAATCGAGCGGGAGATGACGGCGTTCGAGGTTCAGCAACGTCTCGCCGAAAAGGTCACGGCCTTCTCGCCTACCTTCTATCGGCTTCAGGTAGAGGTGACGAATCCGATCCTCGTCCGCGTGTTTAATCTCTTGTTCCGTGCTGGGAAGTTCCCCGAACCTCCTCCCTCGGTGTTTGTCGATGCCGGTGAAGGGATGGCGGCCGTTGCGGTGCCGGAGGTCACGCTTACCTCGAAGCTGGCGATGGCCATTAAGGCGGCGGAGAATCAGGCGTTTGGTCAGTTGATCGCCATCCTCTCGCCGATTGCTGCGGTAAATCAGGACGTTCTCGACAACTGGGACATGGATAAAGCCGGGCGTGGCATCGGCCGCAACTTGGGCGTGCCTACTGACTGGGAGCGGTCGGAGGACGACGTGGCGGCCATCCGCGAGGGCCGGGCAAAGGCACAGGAACAGGCAAACGCGATTGCCTTGGCTCAAGGTGGGGCAAAGGCGGCGAAGGATGCTAGCGCGGCCTCTCCTGAAGTCCGGCAAGCCATGCTTGGGAAGTAAGCCATGCCCGAAGATACCAAACCGGCGGAGGCAACCGCCCACCAAACCCTCGCCCTTGCCTATGCCGTAGTGCTGGGCAAGGACGAGGCGCACCGGACGGAGGCTCAACGCCTTGTTATGCAGGACATGGAGCGGCGCGGCTACCTCTATCGGTCAACGGCCGTTCCTCTCGCCTCTGGTGAAGTCCAGACGGTGAAGATGGAAATCGCTGAAGGGTGCCGGATATTCCTTCTGGATACCCTCAACCTCATTTCACGGGCCAAACCCGAGAAGAAAAAACAGAAACCAACCGTTAAAACATCATGAGCACTCAAGCCAAAGTGGAGGCAACCGCCCCCGTCATCGAATACTCCGTCAACCCTGACGGCAAAATCACCCGCACCGACGCCACCGACACCGTTCACGTCGCTACCCTGAAGGACACGGCCGCCGGCCGCTTCCTCGTCCTCGTTCCGGAGTGGGCGAAGTTCCGGGCTCCCATCGTCCGCTACCTGAACGAACAGAATCTTCCTCCGAAGGGCGTCGTGCTCGAAGGTGAGGAAGACGATGCAGCCAAGCGGGCGGCCAAACCGATCCCGCCGATGCCGAAAAAGAATCCCCGCCTTGGCGATAAGACGCCGGAGGTGGTGGAGTGGTTTAAGCGTTACAAGCCGGAGGAATACCGGGCACGCTACGGCATCAAGGGACCTGGCACGGTCACAAAATACCGGAAAGTCATCGACCCGAAGACCGGCCTTCTGGTGACGGAGGCCTACGAGGTCGAAGCTGTCATTGCCGAGCGCAAGACTCACCTGA